TCTGCATAACAATTAAAGTTTTCATTTGTGCGGCATCATCATATCGAGCTTTATCATCAATCTTCTTTACAATTTTTGTAGCAGCTTTTTCTTTCTCTGATACCTTAGTCTTAGATGGTTTCTCTGGTTCTTGCTCTTCTTCTTGATCTTTTTCTTTTTGTGGTGTTTGCGGTTCTTCTTGTTCTGGTTCCTGTGATTCTTCTTGAGGTTTTTCGTTAGTCTCTTCTTCAACAGGCTCGGGCTCTGTTTCTTCTACGGGCACCTCTTCTTTTGTCTCTTCCATAGGTGGAGGGGCATCTTCTGTTTCAATTTCTATTGATTCTGCTTCTGCTTCCATGGGTGGTGGTGTTTCTTCCATAGGGGGAGGTATCTCCTCAACAGAGGCTACCATTTCAGGTGGTGGTAAATCTAACTCCATCTCCATTTCAATCTCTAAGGTAACTGTTTCTACATTGACAGGCATTTCTACTGCAACAAGCTCTGGCATTGGTGCAAACTCCATAGGCGGTGGAGGTGCAAATTCCATGTCAAAATCCATTTCAAACTGTATTTCTAGCTCTACAGTCTCGTAAGATACTTCTTCCATTTCTGGTTCAATAGGCACAAAATCTACAAAACCATCTTCAACAATGATATCATTAAACTCAAATACTTCTTCTACAAATTCTAACTCTACAGTGTCAAAAAGATTAAGATAATAAATTTCTTCAAGGGTAGTAATGTGTTGTGTTATGACTGTGTTGATAACATTGTAAAATACATCAACACTTACATCATCAAACACAGGACCTACGGCCATGTTAATATCACGTCCGCCTATCTCTATGGTAACTCTATTTAAAACGCCAGCGAAATCGAAAGACCCATTATATGATTGATACCCGGAAGCAACTCCAGTTTCAGACAAGATATCAGTTCCAGAAAAGACTTGGTTTGATCCGTTAAGACCTGTGATGTGCATGTAAATTCTATCTTGAGCATCCTGTTTATCTACCTCGATGGAATATTTCACCTCTCCACCTTTTTGTATATTTAAATCTGAAATATCGACAGTCTGAATAAAAGTAGTGCCCATGCCGTCAACGCCCATTGTCGAAGTGTTGTTGCCACTACCTGTAATTTGTGCACACTTATCTGAACCTAAACCATAACATGCATTTCCTGTCGGCATACTGGCAGGTCCTTGTCCTCCCCAGTCAATATCCATATCCCCTTCTTTACTAGAAGATACATAACCATTTGTCCCGTCTAATATATTACCTGAACTCTCATTAGTGACTGTGGTTGTTGTTGTTGTCGTAGTGGTAGTCGTGGTCGTAATTATTTCTGTGCCTTTATCTTCTTCAGTTATAACAATACTTTCTTCTTCTGTAATTGTTACTCCAGGAGTACAAAGACCTTCTACATCAGGTAAGCAATCCGCTTTAGAATAAGAGGAGACCAGTAGTAAAAATAAACAAAGTTTTAAATAGAGCAACATTTTGTGCATCACTAAACTCTCCTTTTTCTGGTTTATTTGCGGCAATATATTCTGGTTTGTATCTACTGCCGTCTGGAATCTTATCTGGGTTTGCTTCCCAATATGCAGCAGCTTCCGCCCCGATGAGACCGTTTACAGGGCACGGGGTCCCCGCGTCCATCATACTCGTCCAAACACGAGGGTCTTGACAAAGTAGGGCCACCGCCGAGACTTTCATGCCGTAGGCATACTGGGAACGAGATAGCTTGAGAAGCTGACACAGCTCGTCGTCGACCAAAATTCCTGTAGCCACACCTAATACATTATTTTGTACACTTCCGCCCACACCTACCTTACATATATCACTATTTGAGTTTGCTATGACAGGTGCATTTGCCGTTGGTGGCGTATTGTTAACTACCGTGCTGGACACGGTATTGGTCTCAGCCCATGAACTTTGTATTTCATAAAACATAAAACCTAACGACATAAACGCTATGAGTATATATAAATTAGCTCTCCACATTAACATCTCCATCGTTTCCTTGCTTGACGCAACCTTGAGTTAGGATCTTTAGCTGCCTTTGGAAATTTTTTCATTTGTCCTGCGCTTCTAGCACAGAACGATTTTCTTCTTTTAGCTGCTTTACTTCCTGGTTTAACTTTACCTGTCACAGCTGTTTTTAATTTAGAGCCTGGGTTGTCTTTTCTATATCTTGCAACACCAGCTTTAGTCATCCCCGCCCCACTTTTTGTGGAGCGGAAATATTTTTTAGTTTTAGGTGGCTGTTTGTCTGCCATTATGCAAATACGCACGTCAACGATGTTACATTAGTTAATGTAGCATGTATCCTATCTTGAAATCTCATGCCCTCATCACCAATATAAAGGTTGACTTGCTCAGTAGCTGAACCTGGAGTATCGAGGTCTAACAAAGTTGATCCTCCGCTTCCGTCTTTTAAAACAATACTACCAGCACTTGCACCACAGACAGCGTTAATTGCAATAAGTCTTGCAGGACCTGTTCCCACATTACCTGTTGCAGTTACTTTAGCCGATCTATAATTAAGCATGATTTACTCCTTATGCAGGTCCGTCAGCGTATGTTACGTCTCTATCTTGAGCACCCATCATGTAATCTAAAGTTGTTACTTTAGTTCCTGTGGCATCACCTGATAGACTCATTACCATCATCTTCATGTTTGCTGTTGGAATAGTTAAAGTAGTTGTACCTGCTAATTTTCTATTGATAAAAAATTCAACTGTATCATTACCATCACTGTTTCCTTTTGTTGCAACAAAACCTAAAGTTACATAAGTATCATTTGTTAAGGTTGATAAAGATGTATCTAAAGTTACTAGAGTTTGTGAATCACTTGCTTCAGTAACACCAGAAATAACTGCGCTTCCATCTACTAATAGAAATCCAATAATATTTGATGAAAGTAAAGCAGCCTCAGGATTAGTTGCAAATGTTTCTGTTAAGCCAACAAGAATGTCCATCTGATCAACGTCAGAAGTTTTAATTCTTGTTTCATAGTACAATTTGTTTCCTGCTGTTGAAGGAAGAGAGAAATATTCCTCATGTCCTTGAAGAGAAGCTCCGTCATTTTCTGTTGTTGCTGCTGAGTTAAGATTAACTTCACCAGATCTTGCATCTGCTACGATAGCAACAGAAGCGCCTGAGTCTTTGACGATAACCCATCTTAGTGTTTCGTCAATTGCTCCATGATCATAATCATCGAACTGAATGAACTGGTCATTCCATCTTGCGATATTTAAATTTTCTAAAGCAGGACGTTGCTTTGAAAATAATATCGGTCCTTTAAAGTGTGTAGCCATAATAAACCTCCTTGGTTGTATAGACCATTCGTTATGCAGTCTCTATACCGTCTGCTAGCTCAGTGTGCATAACTATAAATTGCTAGAATTTAAATATGCCATAAAAAAAGGGCGCAGTCAAAGACATACGCCCTTTGGTATTAATTATAACAGTTACGTTCTATGCACCTGATGTACCGAAGATACATCTAGGATCTGAGAAACCAAATGAGTATCTCTCTCTAGCTTTGTATCTTACGTTACCTGTATCAAAGTCACCTTCCATAGATGTTCTGATTGGTGAACGGTTAAACATTTTTAAACCGTTCGGTACGTCAGTTTTGATAAAGAATGCATTAATATCGCTTAAGAAATGGTTGACTACATAACCTTCAGGAATCATACCCATGTTCTTAATTGCGTTAATGTCATTATCAGCTGTGCCTGTTCTTAATGCAGAAGCCATTAGTCTGTCAGCAGTAAACTGTAATTCTTTTGGAATAATAAGTTTTCTACCTTGAGCAGCTATTTTTAATCCACGCTCGTCTACGAATGCAGCGATGTCAATTAATGATTGCTCTAATGAAGTTTCATTAAGATCAGCGTCAGTTGCAAGTCTGTTGGATAGTGTTCCACCTTGTGCTAATGGGTGCTGTGTATTAATAAGTGACACACCATCACCACCTGGGTTAGTACCCGCGGCACCTGCAGCTGCGAAAGCTGTGTTTAAAACATCAATAGCTTTTACTTGTTTTGTGTTTGCCATTGATCTTGCAAGAGCTCTTGTGTATCTAGCAGCTAGTCTATCGTAGAGATTATCTTCGATAGCTTCTTCTGTGATTGCGAAAGCTAATGCAACTGTTTCATGTGTGTAACGAGCTGTAAACGCTTCGGTTGCAGTGTCAAATGCCACTCCAGCACCCTCTGATTTAGTTGGTGCAGAACCGAATCCAGCTAACATTACTTCTTCTTCGAACGCACGATCTGAAGTTTCCTCATCGAAAATTTCAGCGTGTTCGTTTTCGTACCTACTGTACTCCAAGCCAAACAGAGCGTTTAGACCTGGCTCCAACTCTTTAACGAGTTGACTTCTAGATATAGCCATAGTTTAACCCCCTATACGCCTGTTGTATCAGTGTACTGATGCTTGTTAATTCTAACAAGAATGTTAGCGTTAGCTACAGTATAGTCACTGTTATCTGGATCTGTTGATAAGTCATACACAGCGAAGTTTGAAGCATTACTGGTTGCAAAACTGCCACCGTCTAATGCCACGTTAGAAATACCTGATTTGGTAGATCCTGCGCTGTATGTTGCTATGTTCGCGGTTGAACCGACCTGTGCTCTACCACCGTTTGTATCATCCACTTTAACTGTGAATATTACATTCGGATCACTGATTACGTTTGCAACTATATCGTCAGCTACAATACCACCAGGATAATGGTTTGAGAAAGTTGGCTTTTGTGTAGTTGGATCTGTGTAGAAACAACCATTAAAAACACCAACAAGCTCAGCACCGAGGGAACCACCTCGAGAGATTGCTCCGTTTGCATTTAATACAACCGGATCACCCATAAAAATGGAGTTCGTTTCGTTGCTATTGATCTTCATTTCTTGTTGACCTTGGCCCTGATATGAAGAACCCATCATTAGCACTGGACGAAATCCAAAGTTACCTGCTTGATTTGCCATTGTTTTACTCCTTAAAAGTAAAGTTAATAAATGTAACTAACAATGGCCTGTAAAAAACTTATTCAGTCTTTTGTGAGCCACCGAAAGTCACCCTGCTTTGCCTATCAGGTTTACTGATTGGCATACTGGGGTGAGCATCCTTTAAAAGATCATTATCAACTGCTTTTATTTGATCTTGAGTAAGACCATTATAATAATTATCGCGTTGCTTAATGAGCTCTTCAGGAATACGAGCCAGCAATAAGCCACCTACTCCAATAACCCCTGCGTGTTTACCATCTTCTATTGTTGGTAATTGCCAGTCAGGATATTCGTCCGCTCTTACTAATTCATAGCCTTCACGTAGACGGCTAATCACGTTCTTAGTGTCCTGGTATCCCTGAACTTCTGCTCTTATCCAACGATGGATATAACCATCTGGCGCAGTGGGTGCATCAAGTGATGACGGTCTCTGCCAAACACGTTTACGCTGAGACTTGTCTCGCGTGTCAGCAGATCTTGAGGTTTTAGTTGTCATGCCTGACCTCCTTGTTTAACGTACTTTGCGTACTCTGTTAGTGGCACACCGAGTTTCTTAGCAATAGCGACTTGTGAAGGTGTGAGTCTCACGGTCTTGCTGCGTGCATTTTTAGAAGACGAACGATTTGCGCTTGCTACAGCCTGCACGGGTCTGTCATCAGCAGATGTATTGTTCGCTTCAGCCTCGAACTTGTGAGGAAATTCATTTTTCATGCGTTTATCGATCTCACTATAGTATTCTTCTGACTTCGGGTCAAATCCTTCTTGTCCCACAAGTTTCTTGTGAATTGATATGGCTGTGTAAGTCATGGCTTCGTCATTTCCAAACCATGAGTTATCCGTAGCCCATTTTTCCGCACGTGGATCAGGTGGAGCTGCAGGAGCTTTAGGAGCATCTGGTGTTTTAACTTCAGTTCCTTCCTCTGCCTTAGCACTGTTTTTTGCTTCACTAGCCCTTAGACGCTCTGAGTCTATTGTTAGTTTGGTGAGCTCTTCTTGTGCTTCAACCTGAGCCTTAACATCATTATCAGCAACAGCTTTTTGATATCTGTCTTGTAAAGCTGCTTTTGAAATTTCTACTCTGTTTTTAAATTCATTTAAATAACCAGTGTCTAGATCTTTATATTTTTTATCTAAATCTGTGTATTGTTTTTTGATTCCATCTGCGTATTCAATGGCCGCTCTTTCACGTCTTTCAGCTTCCCGCATCTTTGCGGTCAACTTATCAATACGTTTTTTTACGCCATCAGAATAATCGCTTAGATCTTCTTCGTTAGATTGTTGCTCTTCTTGTTGTGGTTTAACTTCACGAACGGAAGATTCCTGTTCTTGTACTTCTTGAACGTCTACTTCGTCTTGTTTCTGTTCTTCTTTTATATCTACATCAACAGGATTGCCTGATGTATCTATATCTACCATTTTTTGTTCCGGCATGGGTCATGACCTCCATGAGTCTATTTATATGTTGCATGTAATATGTCTTCCGGATCTTCAACCACTGCTAAAACTTCATCATCATTCAAAAGTCTTAGTTCACCCCCGTCTATCTTAATCCTTGAGCCTGCGTACTTAGCAAAAAGAACCCAATCTTTTTCTTTGCACCAAGGGCCCTCAGGAAACCTTGCTTTATCTTTATACGCATCTGGACCAATTTTCAAGACTAATCCTACATTAGTTGTAAGCTGGATTTCTTCCTGAGCCTTATCTGTAAGATGCACACCTCCCTTTGTTTTTCTTATGCCTGTATGTGGCATGATTAACATCCGCCAACCAGTTGGCTTTGGAAGCTTTTGCATATCTGAAAGCTCTTTGGCTTTCTCTTCTTTTTTACCTAAATAATCAGGTAATATTAGTTTACTCATTTTCTTCAAACCTTTTCATTGTTTCTTGCATTTCTGATTTAATTGATCTTAGTGCTTCTAACTTACCTGTCAAATACTTATATTCATCCCAGTCTTTAACACCAGAGCTTAGCATCTCTAATAGATCTGCTTCTCGTTCTTCTATTTGTTTTTTGAAGACAGTGAATAATTGAAATATATCCACTATTTCTTTTTAGTAATAAGGCCCATCGCACCTTTTGCACCCTTGATGCCAAAGCTCGCAGAGCAGGCAATATATAAGAGATGCTTGTAGTAATCAGGGAGTGAGTGTAGGGCTTCAAATCCAGCTTTGATATGTGGTGTCCATCCGGGTATGAAGACTGCCACCGCCGGAACCAACAGGCATATTAAAATTAGCTCGTCTTTCCAGCTCCCTTTCATCTGGTCAACAGCAGAAGCCTCCCAGCCAATTTTTCCGGCGATCTGCTGTTCTTTGAGAGACTTCTGTGCCTTAATTTCTGTTAATGCTAATTCAGCTTTTGCCTTTTTAGTTTCGACAAAACCTTTGACCGCATTACCAACTAAGTTTGATAGGGGACCTACTAAGAGATTAAACATTAGTAATTATTAAGTAGATAACAACAACAGCTGCTCCACCAACTAACATCTTTCCTTTTTTATTTAGGTTGTCCCATTTAGTTTTTAGGGATTTAATCATATCCATTAGAATACTCCTTTAAATGGTACCTTCTTCACTTGCACTGCTTTTTGACCTTGAGTCTTAGACTTTGCAGGGTCAACTGCAGGTAGCTTGTAAGGAACTTTTTTACCGTCAATAACAGTATTATTATCTGTAGCTTTGTCCATTACTTTTTCCCCTTCCTTTTTTTTATTAGTGGGCTCGTGCCTTTCATTTGCACGCCGACTTTAATTTGCCCACCTTTTGATTTTTTGTTAAGGTAGTCATCAAAACCTGTAAAACGATTTGGATCTGGACCATCAATTTTGTCATCTCGTTTTTCTAACCCAAGATCTATAAATATATTTCTTATTGCTTTTTGAAATTTTTTGTCAAATTTTGTAAGTTTGTCTAATAAAATACCACCTGATTTACCAGCCATTATCTTTTCCTCGCTGTTTGAGCAGCTCTTCTAAAGTTAGCTGCAGTAGGTGCACCCTTGGCACCTTTCTTACGCATCTTACCACCACGTTTTCTTTTAGCATGTATGTTTGCGTATAAACCTGGTCTAGACATTACTTTCTTTTTCTAATCAAAGGACTTGTGCCCTTCATTTGCATACCAACTTTAGCTTTTTTAATAACACCACGACCAATAAGAATATCTTTCTTAGTGACCTTGCCATCTCCGTCCATGTCCGGGAAACTTTTCTTTTTCTTCTTCTTTACTTGCTTACCTTTTTTTAATCCTTGAGCTTTTAATTTAGCGGTAGCTTCTGATAATCCGCCACCTTTAAGAAGTTTCATCTGTTTGGCTGATGACATATTTTCTGAGCCACCTGTAATCGCTCTAACTGCTTTATCATAAGCAGGCTTTGGTAAAGTTTTGTTCTCGTAAGACCTTTTAAGAATGTCAAGAACCATTGATTGCATTCCTGATCCGCCAAGTTTTTTTAAATCATCTGCCATGTAAAAAAATTACATTATTTTTATTCTAATGCAAGTCGTTCCTTTTAAAGCCTGGGTCCATATTCATTTTTGCCCACTCAAATAATGCGTCAGCTTCGTCTTTATTTAAGTACAACATGTAGAGTTGTCGGACTATTGACAGGTATGCACTGGCAACGATCAACGGATCGAACTCCTCTGTGATGTAATGAAGACTATTTGTTGTTTGATCACGAATAACGGTCTGCAAATCTTCCATTTGCTCCGGTGTGATCGCCTTTAATTGATGCTTAAGTCCTTTTGGGACGAGTTTTTCCTGCTTTGGAGAGGGCGATTGCAACTTTTTGTTTTTGTGCTCTTTTTTTGCCATGTTTTTTCGCTGTTTTCTTTAAAATTTTAGGTGGATTGTCTTTAACTTCTTTAAAAGCTTTCTTGACGGACATTTTTCCCCCATCTGCCCTCATTTGTACGACATTTTTCATCAAACTGCTCATATAATTAGCAGGTGTTAGCCTTTTTTTACGACTTTGCCGCTTAACAAGCTGTTGCAATTGTTGAATCTGTTGTCTAGTTAAGTTTTTACTGGACATTAGTTGCTTGCCCTCTTTAAAGCGTCACGCCTTATGGCCATTTGTTGTCTATATTCAGTCATGTCTTCACTAGATTGTATCTTTTTTTCTGTAAGTTCTCTATCTTGATTTAATTTTTCTTGATCCATCTGGAATTGCATCATTGACTCTTGTGCTTTACGTTGTATTTCTGCACCGCGAAGCTCAAGTTCTTTATTTTTAAGTTCAACAATGGGATCTTGACCTTGTTGTGTCAAACCCTCTTGTTCTTCTTGCACCATTTTGTTTGTTAAGACTGCAATAATCTGTGATATCTGCGACTCTGCTTCGTTTTGTATTTGTTGTGCAATTTCTGGTGGAACTTGACCTCCCATTTGTTGTGCAATTTGCATCAACTGTTGTTGAACAACTGCCTGTATCTGAGCTCTTGCAGCTAAAGAAATATGCTCTGATACATGACCTTGTAAAATTGCAAGTATTGCAACTTGTGACTTAACCAAAACAGATGAAGCAAAAGATCTATGTGCTTCTATATGAGCGTCATGATTTTGTTGAATGAAAGCTTGTAGTTGTGCACCTTTTAATGCTTTTGCATTTTCAACACCAGGGTCTTCTGGCATTGGTTGTCCTGGCACGGGTAAAATATTTTCAATTTGTTGAACACCTAAGGCTTCATACATTCTTCGATATGCTTCATACAAATTATGTAACTCAGGTTTACTCTGAGCTAATTGTAATTGCATTTGTGCCATCGTTACTCTTTGAGATATTGAAAAAACATTTGGATCTGAAACAGGTAGAATATCTACACGTTGATCAAAATCCATTTGTTTAATAAAAGAGTCTCCGCCTGCAACATTGTATGGATACATGGGTGGTAGGTAAGTTGCAAAAACTTTTGCTAATAATTTAAATTCTATTCTCTGAGCGTAATGTAATCTTTTATGAATCGCCGACATAACTTTTGTACCGCGTTCTAAAAGTGCCATGGTTGTGCCAACAGGCATTTCCTGACTGCCTCCCTCTGCTATTTTCATGTCTGCTATAGAAGCAAATCTTCGACCTGCGTCGACACAGAATCCTAGAAGATTAAATAGTGTTGCAGAGGGTTCTTTGTAAGGAAGAGGTAGTAATGAATCTCTTAGTATTCCGTTAGGAGCATCAACGTCTCTAAACTCTCCTGGCTGTATGGGTTGATCATCATCTCTTATTCTAAAACCACGAGACTTGAACCCAGCAGGTAAATTTGACAATGTTCCTGAATCAAGCAATTGACGAAGAGCAGCAGTTGCAGTTCGTGTAAGACCACCCAACATATGAATAAGACCAAAGCCATAGAAACCGAGACCGGGTAAGAATTTGTAATGAACGAAATACTGAATCTTTTTTTTGTTAGGATCTTCTTTTCTAAAGTTTCTATAGATTGATAAAACTTTACCTGAACCCTCATCAATAGTGACAATATATGGTACTTTAATTCCTGACTCTTCTTCAAAACCTTTTAAGTCTAACAAGACATGCATTTCTAATAAAGTATAATCTTGATAAGTTTCTTCTTTCTTAACACCTTCCATCTCATCATACTTTTCTTGAATATCGTTTTCTGCCTCGTAAGGATTGATCTCAACGTCTCTATAGAAACCTGACACTTGTTGTTTTTTAACTTCGTTCTCTGTCATTTTAACAATGTGAGTTACTCTTTCGACAGACTCTAAATCAGAGGTCATGTAAGGAACTACTAAATCTTCAGCAGCAATAAACTTCGATACTGCTCTACCCATGCCTCCGTCGTAATAAATTTTCTTAAATGCAGAACCTGCAAGAGGTAAGTGAAATAACATTTGATCTAGTTCAGGATCATATTCTTCCATTACATCCGAAATGTAATAGTTCATAAAATCTTTTACTCGCTCTGACTGAGCTTCTACTTGTGGATTTGTTGCACCAATAATTTGAGTTCTTACTGGACCACCTGCTGGTAATAATTCTTTGTATGACTGTGCTTGAAACTGAACAACAGATTCTGAGAGTAATGGGTGGTAAACTCCACTGGCTCCTGCGAAAGGTCTAGTCCTCTCTTCGTATTTGAATCCTAGTAAGTCTAGTCCCTTAGTGTATCCTGTTTCCCATTCTTCTCTTGAACTTTTATCAGTGTTATAATCAGACTGTAATTCATTTGATAAATTTTCTAAATCACCGTCGTTCATTGTGTCTGCAAGGTTCGCACCAAAAGGAACACCATCTTCTTGTTGCTCCTCTGGATTGATAACGACACTTCCATCCTCTTCTTCTAAAAATTTTCCTTCAGGTTGTTCCCCTTCAAATGTGATTTCTTGTCCGACTTTTTCTATTTGTAATTCTTCTGCTGTATTAATTTTTTTATCTATATTATCAACCATTTATGACCTCATCTAACGAAACTAAACTAGAGCTCCATACTTGTCCACCCCTTTTACGACTGATGTAGTTTTGTAGAAGCCCTTCATCAAACTCTTGTGCTGGGTTTTCATAATTCTTTCCTTTTAAGTATTCAAGCGTAGGTGACAAATCTATAAAACCCCATCCTTGTTTAACATTAGATATATACCCGCCTTTGCCACGAAGATCATCTGGATTTACAACATACGTATTAATAAAATTACCATTGTCGTCTTTAGCCCCTTGTTCGTACAAAGCAGGAGCCACAAAATCTTCACCGTATATCTGTTGACCAAGTGTAGTGATTCTATCTACCACATTTGTTGCTGCTTTATACATGGTGTTGTTTGTTGGGTTTTCATCAGATCCGTAAAAGTTTAAATGACCTTGTGCTCTCTTTTGACTTCCTGCATCTGCGAATTGTATAATGGTCGTGCCTGCACTTGAGAAATCAGTAGACAGTCCTGGATCAGTTGGGCCACTTAACTGAATCTGAGCAGAGTGTTCACCAGGTATCCATTGAACTCTATCAACACCTGTTCTAATAGAATCTAAAACATATTGATAAATAGATTCCTCAGCATAACCTAACGGACCAGTAGATACATAAGGTAATGTTTTTGAAACAGCTCCTTTTTGATTTTCTGATTGAATTTTTGAAGAACGATACACGTTTTCTAAATGTTTGTTTAATTTTTTTGCGTATTTAATTAATTCTGTTGATCTGTCATTATTGTTCAAATAGTTTTCTCTATTTGCCTCTGGTATATTATCAATCATAGTGGCTTCTTGACCACCAAACTTATCAATAATCTCTTCTTTTATAGTATCTGATGAAGAGGACACATAAGGAGCGCCCGGATCTTGGGCCTCCATAAAAATTTCATTTAATCTACTTATCTCAGAGTCTGTAAGTTTAAATGTTTGTTGAAGTCTTGGTAAATTATTTTCTCTAAAATCTAATATCTCTTGGTTAATGTTACCTAAAGTTATCTCTCCAACAGGATCATATGATCTGTTTTCTCTACGTATGTTACCCTCATCGTCAGACTGAACTTCAATCAAAGTATTATAAATTTTTCCATCAGGATCTTTTAACTGACCTGTTCTATAATGAAAAGTATCGTGATTTTTTCTATCTGTCCAAGAACCATCAAAGTGTGTGCTAGATTTTCCTTTCTCACTTAAAGCATCCTCTCTTATGTTCACTGTAAGACCTTGAACGTCATAGTTTTCTAAACCCGCAGGACCTGTTGTCCTGTAAGAAGGTGCGGTGCTTGAGTTTAAAAAATCAAGTAGATTTGTATCGACATCATTGTTTGTGCTTGGGGGTACTAAGTTTTGATCTATCACTTGATTCAAAGTATCAAACTGTTTGTTGAATGATCTAAATAACATAATGTCTCTGTACGCTGTGTTGTACTGAGGGTCATTGATTCCTCGTTCAAGTATTTTTTTATCTTCTTGATTTTTTGCTAAGAGCGCTTCATAGCTCATACCAAAATTTTGCTGTGCTTTTTCCTGTCTGTATCCTTCTACCATCTCTTTAAAATTTTGATTAGCTGCACCTATCAATGCTCCATATCTTTCGTCAGTCATCTCAGACTCTGGTCCATATTGTTCATTAGCAAGTTGAATTATATTTAGCAAATCATCTTGCATGGGCATAAGAACACCCTCTCTTAAAAAACGTCTATCATACAAGTTTGTAAATTGATCATTTAATTCTTTTAAACTTTTTATGTAGAGCTCCGTGTTACTTAATTTGTTTGCATCATCTCTTGCATATCTAACTTTAGTAGCTTGAGAATCAACAGCGTTTAAGACGTCTATTAATTCTTGTTTAGTAAAAGAACTATCTTTGTTTCCTAAAAGAATAGATTCAATTCCAGATTCTTTTAATTCAGCAGCGGATAAAAAATCACCAAAGGGTGTGTTTTTATATTTGTTCTTTGCTTGTCTTAAGTTGGTATAAAGTTCCCCGGCATTCATCTCAAAGTCATCAGGTAACAAAGTAAAAAAAGCTTTAAGAGGTGATACACGATTTCTATTTTGATCAATCTCATAGTTTTTATCTCCTGAAAAAGAAACCTTACCTGCCTCGAAAAAATCATTAATAGTAAAAATATTACCCATAAAGTTAAAGTCAGAAGTTTTTTTATCGTCAGGTAAAAAGGAGCTTAAGAATGTTGAAGCTGTTTCTGCTATTTGAGGCCCGTATTTATTGACCGCTGTTTTTACTACAAAATCTTTAATTGCACCCACAGGTGTTCTTTTTAAAATATTAGCTACAAGTTTTTTATCTTTAGCTATTTGATCTTTATTTTTTTCACGAAATTTTTTTATGCCCTGTTCATCTGACTTGAAAAAATCTCTAATAAGATCTGAAAGGTCTCTTGCTTCTTCATCAGAGACTCCTTCCAAACGGGACTCCGCTATTTCTTTTGTTGTCTTTTCTGCTTCTGAAAGTTCCTCACCTATCTTTTCTTGTTCCTCGGTTCGTGATTCAGGCCTCGTTTCTAAAAAGCTGACAATGTCTTTTAGTCTATCAAATATTGACATTAATAATATTCCTTGTTCCTAGTGTCTACGGGCTCGTCTTCAAAATCATCAGACAACTCGATCCAACGGCCTTGTCTAAATCTCATTAATGCTTGTGTCATGGAGTCAACTAAATCGTCGTGCTCACCATAAGGAAAGGCGGCACACTCTTCTATTACCTCTTCTGCCCAAACTTCATCTGGTGCCCATACTACGCCAGACTGAAACAGTGGTGCTACAGCATTAACTCTGCTCAACTTATCATTGCCTTTAGAAGGTGTAAAGTTGATAACAGGAATACCACGCATTCGAAGTTCTTGCGTTAACGGCATACCTGTTGCTTTTGCTTCAATGACCACGGACTCCGGTTCCCAATACTTGTAGCTATCATAAGCAATCTCTTTCATCTCAGGAAAGTCCCATCTGCCTTTTTTCATATCAAGCAAAATTATATTAGGTGTTCTTTCGTCAGGCATAAAAATACCCCATGTAGTGATAGCGGAGTAGTCGGCGGTTTCTTTTTTACTAAATGCAGTATCATAAGATTGTATTACGTGCATCAAACCAGGCATCTGTGACTTCTCCCACGTTTGCCACCACTCACGTTTGATGATAGCTCCTTCTTCTGCTGTTGGATTTTGTTGCCACTGTGCATTCCATTTTGCAATAGAGATAGATGCTTTGACAGATTCTAATTCTTCTTTTTCCCAATACTCAGGCCATACAGGTTTATCCGATGGCATAATAGCTGGAAACTCAATTACCTCCCACTGGTCGGCTTTCGGTTGTCCTTGAGCCTTGATCAGTTCTCCAGTGATGTCTTTTGTATTCCAACGAGTCATAACGATCACGATAGCACCACCTGGCTGCAAACGTTGACGAGGACCAGAAGAATACCACTCCCACGCATTCTCTAAAGCTGTTGCACTCAGAGCATCTTGTTCTGAGTGTGGGTCGTCGATAATTAATAAATCAGCACCACGACCTGTAATAGCTCCACCAACACCGGCAGAGAAGTATTCACCCCCAGCATTTGTTTCCCAACGACCTGCTGCCTTAGAGTCCGCCGATAATTCCATGCCAGGAAAAACGTTTTGATAATCTTGTGTGTCGATTAAGTTTCTGACTTTACGGCCAAAGCGTTGTGCTAATTCTGCCGTGTGCGATGTTTGAATGATCTTGAGCCGTGGTTCACGGCCCATCATCCACGCAGGAAAAAGAAAAGATGCAAATTCAGATTTTGTGTGTCGTGGAGGCATATTAACAATAAGTCTCTTGATTTTCTTGGAAGCGATAGCTTCGAATTTTTTTGCAATAATTTTGTGATGATTACCAGCAATGAATTCTGGCCATACTGTTCGAACAAACAATAGAAAATCTTCTTTTTGTTTGCCTTGTAATTGTAAAATTTTTTTTCTAAGTACGAGTTTCTTTAAGGCTTCTTCTTGTTCAAAAGGGGTCAGGCCCTCGATTTGCATTCCCATTGACTTTTTATATCAGATCGGGTCCCCTTTTCAAAAGTATTTTCCAGAGGTTGTGTATGTGCAAAACTTGACTTTGTGCTGTTCTAGACGCAGCCGCGCAACGCAAGGGGGGTGGCGTTGGGCAAAAAACGAAGTTTGAGTTTTGGAAAATTTTGGGACTACTAGATATAGTAGTTGATGTTGGATAGTGATACTAGATTTTGTGGGATCTGAACAGATGGTAAATGGATCAGGCATAAAAAAACCACCACCTGTTTTTACAGGTGGTGGTTGAGATGCTGATGCTGGTATTACTGGCTATTAATTAAGCTGTTTAGCTTTTCAATAACCCTTGATGAAACATCAGTTTGTTGGTTAGTTGGTTTATTAGCCAAGACTGAAACCAACACCCTAGCCAAATCTTGCTTTGACATTTGATTGTTGGTCAACCAAGTTAATAAAACACTTTCAAGAGTATTAGAATAAACCCAACCAAGCAAATCACTTTGCCAATTAACATTAGAGTTACCATTGTTTTGGTTATCCATTTCTGTATTGGTGTTTTGAGTTGGTAAGTTTAAAAGTTGTAATAAGTTATCGTTAGGCATTACAACACCACCTTATCTTGATAGTTAGGAATTAAGTTCATAACATTAGAACGAAGAATACTATCCTTGCATTTCTTTTGTTGACGAACACTTGAGATTAAAGGCTTTGGTGTGAATACATTAATAGTTGTTTCACTACCAAACATTTCTTTCATTTGGTCATCTGTAAAACCAAACTTCTCTTTAATAAAAGTGGTCATCTTTCCTTGTGATAAACCACCTTGTCTTTTCTTATGGGAGAATTGAAACTCATCACCCAATAAGAAACCCATATATTTCCCACTTAAAAAAGTGAGTTCTTTACGGCTAGTTTCCTGCCATTCCTTAACAAAGATAGATTTAAGAATTGACAACCTAGCGAAGTCATCAATCTTTGCTCTATCTTCTCTGCTGATATTTTGCATATTAGCTTTCTACCTTTCTTGTCATATAAGACATATTACATTATTCACATATCCTAACTTATTACAATGTCTAAATAATAAAAAATTAAAGAAAAAAATCTTTTCTGTGGATAACTATTTTCTTTTAAAAACAATAAGTGCGAAGCACCCAAAATTTTTTTTCTTGATTTTTTCCGAGCGATCGCGAGCGGGTGATTTCTATACTATAGATTCGAAAAGGCGTGGGGTCGGACTTTAGGGATTTTTTAAAAGGACTTGTAATGGGGATTCGTTAGTCAGCTCCGCGAGCGGGAACTTTCTATACTATAGATCTGGGAAAGCGTGGGGTCGGGCATTAGGGATTTTTTAAAATGATTCATGTACAGAAAAACCACGTCGCGAGCCCCGCTCCTAAATTCTATACTAGGAGGCCGGATCCACGTGGGGTCCGACCTAAAGGATTTTTGATCCAAGGTCCCATGCTTCAGACCACAGACCAAACAGGAGGAAACCTGTTACAGCAGCCAGTGCCTGCCATCTGGAAACACCGAACAACAGCATATAAACGCCGAAAAATATAGCTTCTAACATATCTTCTTCCTTTCTCAGGAGCTACCAGGATGCAGCTCATGGTTATAATATGGTGATTCGTGAATCAAAAGTCAAGTAAAATCAACCTTTTTTTCTTGACCTCGCAGAAAATTCACCCGCGAGCGCGCCGGGGAACTTCTACACTAGGGTATCCTATTAACGTGGGGTCAGGACTCAGGGATTTTTGTTCAGGATTTTTACTTGACCTGCCTGGGAGCTGCTCCCGGTAAACATTTACCATAACCAGTGAAAATAATTTGGGGGTCCACCATCAAGGACTTTTGTATCTCGGACCATGGAAGAGGATCTTCGAAGCATGCAACATGGCTCTTGGACTTGAAACCAACCTTCGACGCTTCATCGACCAGGTGTCCTGGAAAAATTTTCAAGGCTCTCTTAGAGAGGCTTCTGACAAGTATGTAATTGGGTATGTTGTACTCAGACAGCTTGAGATTTATAGCAACCTGCAATGGGGACAGTCCAATCTTGTTAATTGATGTACACTTCATTTCTGCCCAAAAAGTGCCTGGCAATCCAGTCTGCTCATGCTCGTATAATCCATATAAATCAGGCAGTCCTGGTGTGGACCAAGAGTCTATTTTTAAGAAGTGTATTTTATCACAGTTGCTTCTAAAATTTGCAACGAATCTACCCTCAGGTTTCCTCATCTGTTCCTTTAAATCTACCTTTCTCATCTCTATTTTCATTCTGTTTTTTCAACCAGGCAGCTCTATCTAACTGGACTCTGCAATCACCATTATCAAAAACGTATAATAGTTTCACACCTAACTCTTTTTGTTCTGCTGTTAAAACTCTATTGATCATTTGCTTAGAGCCTAAAGTATCTTTATTATTTCTAAATCCTGCAAGCTTCACGTCAAACAATTCCACATGTCCAAGATCATCAATGGCAACAAGATCGATAGGACCTGTGCCAAAAACATTGCTATAAACATAATAGCCTTTTTCGGATAACCACAATATAGCTCGTTGATGTGCCCAATTACCCTTGAGATGTTTGTCGTTCGTTACCATCGATTATCACTGGCTTTGCAGAGTCTCCTGATAATCTTTTTTCCAATTCATTGATTTTTGCATCGACTTCCTCCATGCTCATACTATCAATAGTACCGTACTTAATTTCTTTTTTATCGATATAAAGACCTGCAACTTGGCCTCTGTTTTTTTCTGCATTAATTGCAGCAGACATTTGTTTTGCTTTTCTTGCTTCTTCTCTAAGTCTTGCCATCTCTTGTAGGTGACTTTGAAAATTAATTCCGTATTTTTCTTTGGCCTCTTCTCTCAATTCATTTATTAGAGCTGCTACCAATGGATATATTTTTGGATTACGTAATTCAGATGCTGCTTGTCTTGGTCTAGTTTTATATCCTGATTCAAATGCACACTCAGCAGGACTTTTTCTACCAACCTCGTACACCAATAGGTTTGCAAACTTGATCTGATTCTCAGTTAATGTAGGTTTTTTAGGCATGTTTGACTTTTAATCTATGTACGACTATAAGTCAACATTGAGTACGATGTACTATGAAACCAGAGTCAAAATTTTGGAAGTTAGTTAAGAAAAATACACCTAAAATTCAGTGGACCAGGCTGGAATCTTGGGCATCCTTTGGTGTGCCTGATCTTCTTGGATACCATGATACGTGCGGATTTTTTATGGTTGAACTCAAAGTAATTAGAGGCAACAAAATTAGTTTTAGTCCACATC